TATACATAATTTAACAGTTAAAAAAGTATTAGAACTAACAGGATTACAACCAAGAGAATTAGATTTATTTGATGGAAGTCCACCCTGCCAAGGATTCAGTATGGCTGGCAAAAGAGAATTCTGTGACCCAAAAAATCAATTATACAATGAATATATTCGACTACTTAAAGGTTTACAACCAAAAACATTTGTAATGGAAAATGTTAAAGGAATGGTTTCAGGAGACATGAAATTAATCTTTAAAGATATATTAACCCAGTTAAAAGCCTGTGGATATGATGTTAAAGCAAAATTAATGAATGCAATGTATTACAATTGTGCAACATCAAGACAAAGAATGATTATAATAGGGGTCCGAAAAGATTTAGGCATACCTGCATCACACCCAAAACCACAAACCAAACCAATAACAATAAAACAATGTTTAAAAAACTATAAATCACAATATCCACCACAATACCCAAAAAACAACTTCATCAAAACCACAATAAACAAAGTAAAACCCGGTGAATCATTCAGCAAATACCACCCAAAAGGAAGCTACTTCAACTACTCCAAAGTAGACTTAAACAAGCCAATGCGAACAATCACCAAATCAGGATATGGTGTACAATTCATAGGAAACAGAATAATACAACCAGACGAAGCAGCACTATTACAATCATTTCCCCCAAATTTCAAATGGATAGGAACGCTAATGCAACAATGGGAACGAATTGGTAATAGTGTACCACCAAATTTAATGAAAGCAATCGCACTACACATAAAAGAAAATATACTATACAAAATAAAGGAGGATTAAAAAAAAATGAGTTTATGGGATGAACGATACTGTGATGAGAAATATGGGCTTGAAAGACCAGCAAGTTTTGAATATTTCTGCCAATACCTCCAACAATCATATCCAAGAAGCATTAAAGCATTATGGCAAGAACTGTCTGATAACCAATCCAACAACAAGTCCAACAAAAGAATTCCATCATATAAAACATTAAGAGAATATTCTGCCAAATGGAAATGGACAAAAAGAGCAGAAGCCTACGATGAATACTTAAAAAACTTACATTTCAAAACCAAAGAAAAAGAGGTTATGGCTTGGGAATCTGAACAATTAGAATACGCAAGAGAACGAGCCAAATACCACCTTGACACAATGCAAAAAATACATAATGCAAGCAACGAAGATTTTCCATTAACTAAAAAACCATATGCGGAAGAAGCTAACGAACGAGCATATAATCAAAGTATAGAATCTGTTTATAAAATATTACATGGTGGAGTAATTAAATCAGAGAATAGGAATACAAATAAAGACACTGTTGATATGAAGCAGGAAACCACTATTATAGAAGAAAAGAGCATAGAAGAAATAAAAAAAGCAAATAAACAATACTTAAAAGACATCTTCCAAGAATTAGATGAGGAGAACAAAGAATGAAAGGCATATATGCTTACTACGATTTAAACAACAATTACTACGCATATGTTGGAAAAGACACTAACATAGAATATAACCACAGGCACTCATGCCACAAATCAAAAGCATATTACCACGAACAACCATTTAACAAAGTATTACAGAACAATCTTGAACGATACGAATACCAACGATTAATAGAACTGCCAGATACTATTTCAGACAACTTCTTAAACCAATTAGAAGAACATTACATTAAAATATTAAAAACATTCACCTACGATAACAGGGACAGACATGTTTTTAACTTCACAAAAGGAGGCGATGGAGCAACAGGTTATAAACACAAACCCAAAATAGTAGAGCAAATGAAAAAAAAACCAATGCTTTAAAAAAGGACAACCAGCATGGAATAAAGGTAAAAAATTAACTGATGAACAAAACGCACATAACAAGAATTATGATGCGAAAGTCAAAGAACAATTTGACCGTCTTAACACTGCGGACGATAAACCTACCAGTAATGTTTTCAGAGTTTCAATCAAACAATGTCCTAATTGCAAAAAAGGATTAAGATATGAATACCAGTATAGACAAGATGGTAGGCGTAGATGTATTTCATCAACAAAAGGAATGGAAGACTTAAAAGAAAAAGTTTTAAGTCAAAATTTAATATGGTGGGAATATGAGTAGTATACAAAACGATAAAATAGATTGGGAAACATTAACCATTGATAATAACTTCATTAATGGTATATTATACAATAAGTACATACCTCATAAACCATTTTTAAATCAATTTAAATTCCTTGTTTATGATAGTGAAGAAATACTCTACGGCGGTGCTGCTGGTCGGCGGTAAATCCGACGCACTGCTAATGGCTGCACTACAATATGTAGGAACAGAGTTCATGGTAGAAAACGAAGAAGGGCAAATGGTTAATGATTACCATGCACTAATACTTCGTAGGAGTTTCCAAGACCTTGCAAAGCCAAATGCAATAATGAATAGATGCGAACAATGGCTAAAACCCTATATCGAAACAGGGGAGGTTAAATGGGATAGGAACACCAGGACATACAAGTTTCCATCAGGTGCGACATTAACTTTTGGTTATCTTGCACATGATAATGACCTGGACCAGTATCAAGGTTCAGAGTTGCAGTTTGTTGGTTTTGATGAATTAACCCAGTTCACAAAAAGACAGTATACTTATCTTCATAGTAGGTTAAGGCGATTGAAGGGAAGTAAAGTTCCTATACGAATGAGAGGTGCAAGTAATCCTGGTGGGCGTGGGCATGAATGGGTTAAAACAAGATTCGTAACAAATGACAGTCCATGTCCTTTTATACCATCAAAATATACTGATAACATTTACTTGGATAGTGAAGATTACAGTAACCAATTAGACCGCCTTGATGAATTAGATAAAATGCAGTTGAAAGAGGGTGATTGGGATGCTGAACTAAACGAAGGAATGCTTATTAACAGGGAACAGTTGAAACATGCAATAATACAACCCTCAGACTTTAAAGACTGGATACCATCATTCAATGTAATAGGAATAGACAAAGCATCAACAGGTGAAGATGAATTTGCATTAGCAAGCCTAACAGCATTCACCAACGGTAAAATCATATTAACTGGTTTAACTGGTACAACATCAAGTTACCCTGAGGAATTAACCAGGAATTTCATACAAGACCAATATACTAAATACCAAACATACATAGTAAACTTTGAAAGAGAACCTGGCAGCGACTTCCATTATGCAGGTAAATACTGGTTAGATGAATTAAACGAGTTAGTAACAAGTTATGGTATAATCTTGAAACAAACACCTGACAGTAATAGTAAGTTTAACAGGGCAAGACCTCATGCAAGAGCTGTTAAGGAGGGTCGATTGTTGTTTAGTGGTGATTGTGATTTGCGGTTGTTGTTTAATCAGTATATTTATGTTCATCCTGATAAGCAGGTGATGAAGGAGTTTCCGTCCCCTGACCGTTTGGATGCTGTGAGTTTTGCGTATATGGAATTGACGAAGTTTGTTGGTGATTCGAGTTTTGTTAATGTTAGTTAGACAAAAATGTAAAATATATTATACAATTTAAACAAACACATAAAAAACTATCAAAACATATAATAGTTTTTTAACAGTCTTTAATGGTTTTTTTAGTTTTTTTAGTTTTTTTTAAAGTTTTTTTAAACAACATTCAACAACCACTAAAACAGATAAGACACTATAAAACACAAAACCAACAACCATAATTAATTAGCATAATAAATAAAAAAACTAAAAACCTTACACAAAACAAACAAAGACAATGCAACGAGCAAACACCCCACAAACTATAAACAAGCAGTAAACACCAACGATAGTTGGAACAATACCCTACAATAAACTATATATAACAAAGAAATATATAATTAAATATATGCCATTTACATAATACAACATTTATATTAAGTATAATATAGGCAACTTTTTTTATGTTTACACAGGGCTTATATATTTCAGAGCAATTGATAGTTTTTTTAATATTCATCAAAATAACATTATTCAGATAACTGCTATAATGGTTTGATTTAAGAAAATAAGGCTACTGCATTGTTTTTAACAAAAAGGTGCATTACTGGAATATTGTGTTTTTTGATAGTTTTTTTAAAGTATTCAATAGTTTTTTTGGTTTTTTTAGTTTTTTTAAACATTTAACTAAACAAACTAATAAACTATATTATGATAAAATAAACAATAATATAAAATTGATGCAACAATACACAATAAATATAAACTAATATAAACTATATAGATAAAAAAATATAAACCTAAACCATGACATTAAAATAATAAAAACAAAGACAAATAAAAATAATACTCATATGATAACACTATAAAATAAAACAACAGAGGAACAAAATATAATGAAAATAGGATACCACAAAATAAACCCACAATACGAAATCGACAAACAACAAATACAAGAATCCACAGCCGTTACCAAAAAAGCAGAAGACAACCAACTAACACTACTATCACCATTAGTCCCAATAGAAGTAAGCAAAAGACTAATACACAGCAACGACCTACTCGCAACCTGCATAGAAACATTAGCACAAGACATAATACTAAACGACATCAAACTACTAACAC